ATCTCATTAAAAAATAAAAAAGACGCTGTTGATATCTTTATATATGAACTGTTAGAACCTAAAGAAAAAATAAAAAATTTATCAACTCACTTATATAATGTATTATATAATCAATTTGATACTATACTAGAGTTGATTATTGAAGAGAAGATGGATTTAGATACAAATTTAATTTATAATTCTGTTGAAATCTTAAAAAAAAATGGTTTAAAATTTGCAAAATATATATCTGAAATAGAGTTATCCATAGGTGTTTCAAGCAATATATGCAAATATTTATCGAATGATAAACATCATTTAAATGATATAATAGAAACATTCAGATATAATTCTAGTTGTTTTTAATAATTTTTTGATTTAATAATTCAAAATGTTCTTTTTTAATTCTTCTTCTTTTGAGATTACAATGCAAACAAGATATAATAGTGTTTATATTCGTATGACCATTATCATTATCAATTCTATCTAATGTCCATTGTAAAGGATCCCTGACAACTCTATATATTATTTTAATCTCTTTCGAACAATAATGACAATTCAATTTACAATTTTTTAATTTTTGTATTACTTCGTTTATTGTAATTATTTTTGTTTTACAAAAAAGATTCCTTTTTATATCTTGTTGTTTATAAGAATAAATTTTGTTATTTAATTTACTTCTTAAAGAATCATCCATTAAATTCAAAGAGTTTAATTGATCATTATAAGAAATTTCTTTTGGTTCTGCTTTCAATAATATTCTCTCTTTTTTTTCTTTTGTTAAATTATCAATATTATTTTTTCCATTAATAATAATTATTTTATTCATATGTATAATAATATAAGTTAAAATCAAAATTATATATAATATATGTCTTACAATGAATGTCAAGAATTAAAAAATATAAAATATAAAACTATGTTATTAAACGGTAATATTATTGAAAATGATAAGACCAATTTAAGTGAGAATACAATGGATATTTTTTTAGAAAATGAGAAAAAGAATGTTTATAGCAAAACCTGGTCTTCATTAGATAAAAAAACAAAACTCATAAAATTAAGAAATTTCTCTCTTTCGTATAAAGATATTTTGGATGATGAAAAAGAGGAACTATATAATTATTTAGTTGAATCATTAAATAATCATAAACTAAATAAAGTAAAAGATGTAAATTATGATAAAGAAACTGAAGAAATCATATCCATTCAATCTCTGGTGTATCAAAATAAAAAATTTACAATAAAGAGAAAGGATAAAGTAAAATCTTCATCATCTTCATTAGGTATGGGTAAAAAAAGAAAACAAAAAATAGATATTAAGTAGTTTTCTATAATAATAAATTGATATAAATAATATAATTTATATTTATTAAAATGGATACACACGAATTTCACGAAACAGTATATAATCTTGTAGACGAATATGTTGAAAAAAATATGATTGAACATATGTCTCCAAAATTTTATAAAAATATGGTAAAATCAATTAGTAAATTAATTCTTATACCAGTTGAAGATATTTTAGATGAAGAAATAGAAGGTTATATAGAAGAAATTATTGAATTATATTATCAGTTTAATCATATTCCACGATCACATAAAACAACATTTCGTACAGAACATGATGAAACGATTGAAAAACAATTAAATTACTTAAAAAATATCCCACAAACGAAACAAAGAACCGAAGAATGGTATCAATTTAGATATAAGCATCTAACGGCAAGTAATATTTGGAAAGTATTTGGAACTCAATCATCTTATAATCAATTGATTTGTGAAAAATGTAAACCACTTGTAATACATAGTGGAACATCTGTAAATATGGATTCTCCAATGCATTGGGGGCAAAAATATGAAGAAGTATCACTACTTTGGTATCAGAATGAATATAATGTAAAAGTGGAAGATTATGGTTGTATACCACATAAAACTATAGATTTTATTGCGGCATCACCAGATGGTATAGTAACTACCAAAGAAAGTGGAAGATATGGGCGTATGTTAGAAATCAAAAATATAGTAAATCGTGATATAAATGGAATTCCTAAAATAGAATATTGGGTACAAATGCAATTTCAAATGGAGGTGTGTGAACTTGAAGAGTGTGACTTTTTAGAAACAAGATTTAAAGAATATGAAAATGAGAAAGAATTTATGGAAGATGGAACCTTTAATCTATCATTAAAAGGTGAACATAAAGGTATTATAATTTCATTTATAAAAGATGGAGCACCTTATTATATTTACCCACCATTTGGAATAAATGAAGAACAATATAAAGAATGGGAAGAAATTACGTTTAAAGAAAATAGTGAATATGAGTTTTTATCAAGATCGTATTGGAGATTAGAAGAAATTAGTTGTATTCTTGTAGATAGAAATAAACTATGGTTTGAAGAAGGTAAAGTTAGTATTCATACCTGTTGGGAAACGATTTTAAATGAAAGAACTACAGGTTATGAACATCGTCTTCCAAAAAAACAAAAACATAAATAAATAAATTGAAAGTTATTATTATATATTATTATTTTTTAATGGAGAATATTGATGATGAATGGGATAAGTTTTGTAACGATGACATGGACCTTTCAACAATAAAAACCGAAGAACCTTTAGTGAATCAGGTGAATATAAGTGATTTATATATTTCAACAAGAACGAATATATCTTATTTAAATAAAGGTGTTGATTTATTTAATATGTTTTGGAAAATACCCATAATTGAATATCATGTAGAGAGTAATGGTATTATAAAAAAACAAATGAAATTTTCATTTGATTCACCAGAAAAATTATATATAGTAAAAGAAAAGTTAAAGCATTATAATTGTATTGATGAATATATTATTAGACATATTGAGAATCCTGAAGGAAGAATTCATTTTAAGGATGTTCGTAAAATAAGTATTGGATTAACGAAAAAAGATTTATTATCATACCGCTCAAAAAAGAAAGGGGCATTTTATAACTGTTTTGTATTGGTTTTACGAATATTGTATGAAGGAAAATTTAAAGAAGTTCATGTAAAGATTTTTAATACAGGCAAGATAGAAATTCCAGGAATTCAGAAAATTGATATTTTAGAAATTATATTAGAAAATATCATAAAAATATTTGATTCTATTGAAGAAAAAAAATATAATTTTACAAATTATAATGAAACAGTTTTAATTAATTCAAATTTTACTTGCGGATATCATATAATTAGACAGAATTTATATGATATTTTAAAAGATAAATATCATATTATTTGTAGTTATGATCCGTGTTCCTATCCAGGAATTCAATGTCAATTATATTATGATTCAAATAATGAGGTAAATATAAAAAAAGAAAAAAATAAAACAAAAATGTCAATTATGATTTTCAGAACAGGAAGCGTTATTATTGTTGGTAAATGTGAAGAAATCATATTATACAAAATATATAATATGTTTAAAAATATTTTAATTACTGAATATAAAGATATTATAGACAATTGTAAAATTATTCCAACTATAAATAAAATTAAGTCTAAAAGGAAAATCAAAATGATAAATACTTATGCGTAAAATAACATAAAGTAAATAAATATATATATTATATGACTGACAATTTACCTAATCCACAAAGTCTACAACACGCATCTAAAATTGCAATTAATGAAGACAAACCTATTTTACTTGATTATTGGAGTAATGATACAGATAGTATTCTTATTGGTGTTCGTGATAATGGAGAGAAACTTTTAGTTAAAAGTGAAGATGAATATACTTCTCCAATTTCCAAAATTTTTAAAGTTATTGATTGTTATATTATTATGACGGAAAATTCAATTTATATTACCAAATCTAGTATTCCAAGTAAACGTATTTCTTAATTTCTTTTTTTAGTTTTTTTATTTGGTTTAGTAACTATATTTTTTTTAGTTAGTTTTTGTTTTTGAGTATGAGTATTATAAAATTCAGTCCATGGTTGGGTAGGTCTATCTAATAAGTATTTTTCTTGTTCTGCCCACTGAATATTTTTTTTACAGAATTCACTTGCAATAAATGGTGTACCGCAAGATGCCCCCCAAATAGCGCACATTCCATTTTTCTTTGCTAAATTAGAATCACATACAATACCATCACAAGCACCTCGTGGTTGATATGGTAAAGGGCGATCTGCTTGAGACATAAATTCTCTCGCATCCATATCATAATGAGAACAACAAGTTCTAGATGATAAACAATCTTTATTTAAATATGTATCAAAATGGTCTGCTAATATACTTTTTCCTATTTCAACGTCGAGTTTTCCTTTATGTTGCGCCATAAGTTGTTCAAGTCTTACTCTTCTAGAACCTTGATGTCTACGAATGTCATAAAACCCAGTATTTTCACATTCTAAATTACGGATTCTTGGATCATATGGGGCATTAAATCCAATAAAATAACCATTTTTCTTTTTTTCAACATTTACATATTTAAGACCTAATTCAACTCTCATTATTTCATTATTTTTTGTATCACCAACTAACCAAGAATTAGCATAATCTCCACTGTTTCCTTCTTGTAATATTCTTGCGTAATCATCAAGACATTTAGAATATTGAACTGCTTTTCTAATACGACAGCATATTAAATCTTTTAATATAAATTTATTAAAACCACCAATTGTTGTTTCTGTCACGATAAATCCATTGTCTGTAACATAATAATCTGTACCACTTTGTATTTGTCCTGGTGATGTTTGCATAATAAATGAATTACCATTTTTGGGTTTTATCGACATCATAATATTATCATATTGAGAACCTAAATAATTATCAAATGTATTATGACCACATACAATACCACCATCTTTTGTATAATTGCCTACAACCATAAAACCAGTACATCTATCTTGACTTTCTACTTTTTTTAATTTTTGATTGGTAAAAACATCTAAATGTCTATTCTTTATTTCAGGGTATTCGTCTATAAATTCATATAGATGCCCCAAAATAGATTCTAAACTGTAAAGACTGTTTAGGAATAGAATTTCTTCTCTAGATATAATTACTTTTTTTCTTTTTGCTCCTTCAGATATTCCGTCAATTTCTTCTAAATATTCACTAAAACGATTCTCGAATGATTCTAACATTAAACTAGATATTACATCAACAAAAAATTCATAGGTTAATCCATAATCATTATATAATGTAAATTTTAATACTTTTCTTAATTCAGAAAGTTCATGAGATAGTAAATAACCGTGTGCAATACCTATTTGAGTGGGTGTACCAGAAACTGACACATGTATCCATCCATTTTTCTCACTTCTAGAACCATTTACAGACATATATATATATAACAAATATAATTATAAATAAAGAAGTATGAATTAAAATATATTTTATATTATATATTTGTTTTTTCTCTAATATATCATCAAAACTCATTTTTCTTTTTTTATTGTAGGATATTTCTTCTGTATTTAGATTTCTTTTCATTAATATTTATGTATCTAATAAATACATTTCAATTTATTCGTTAATATATTTTTATTTTTGTAATTAGATAATATATGTTTAATATTACAATTTATATTTTATTTACATTGTTCACAATAAATATCATGTTTGTATATTATATTTTAAATAACAAAATTCAATTATTAGAAAGTACTTTAAATAAACAAAGTATAGTTTTAACAAATTTATTAAGAGATTGCGCTACATTTATAACTGAACCAGAAAATTCTAGTGATGATCAAGATAAAAAAGAAGAAGTTGAACCAGCGGTTGACGATGAACAAGATGTTGAACAAGATGTTGAATCTCTTGTTCAATCTGATGTTGAATCTGATGTTGAATCTGATGTTGAAACTGATGTTGAAACTGATGTTGAAGAATTAATTGTAAACAATCCTGTAGATGATAATGTAATTGACGTATCTGATGATGAGACAGATGAGGTACAAGCAGATGAGACACAAGTAGAGCAGGTACATTCAGATGAGGTACAATCAGATGAGGTACAAACAGATGAGGTACAAGTAGATGAGGTACCTCCCTTAAATAATGTACAAATTGTAAATCTCTCTGATATTAAAGATATAAAGCAATTTGATATTTCTAAATTAGAAGGAGAATTTAATGATGTTATGAGTGAAGATAATGTATCATATATTACAACAAATGAAGAAGGTAAAGATATAAAAGATGTAACAAAAGAGGATTTATTAAAAATGAAAGTAAATGATCTAAAAAATATTGCTATTTTTAATAAATTAATTGATAAAAGCAAAATAAGAAAGATGAGAAAACAAGAAGTACTAGAACTTTTATTTAAATCTTTATAGAAAAATATTAATAGAATATATGAAATGGGATAAATGTTATACAGGTGTAAATAATAAATTTATAGATACTCCACCTTTAATGAGCGATGGTAGATTATATACATCTTTTAAACCAAAAAAAGAAGAAAATGATAATTTTTTAAAAAAAATGAATTTTAAAGATAATAATGAATATAGGGAATATCTTGTAAAAAACGCAGATTCTATTATTGAATATAATCAATTAATTGATTGTAGACAAAGTAATAACTGTAAATCATATGAAGGAACAGAACTAGTGAAAAACCCAGATAATTTTAAATACTGTTATTTAAATAATGAAACACCATTTGTTTTTAGTGATTTAAAAAAAAACTATTTAGAAAAAGAAAAAAAACAAATGAAAAAATCAAAAGTATATTCAAAAGAAGAAGTAGAAAATATTAAATATAAATAAATTTTTTGTTAATATAATATGATTATTAGTTTTGACATTGGCATAAAAAATATGGCATATTGTCTTATGAAAAATAATGATATTATAAAATGGGGTGTTATAGACTTATGTGAAAAAATACCTTTATGTTGTCATTGTGGTAATGAATCTAAATTTTATGATAATCAAAATTATTGTGGTAGACATTATAAAAAAAGTGGGAAGGTCAAAATGCCAAATATATATAAAAATATAAAAAAAATATCATATAAAAAACTAAAAGAATTATGTATTGAAGAAGATATAAATATAGATATAAATAAAAAAAAAAATGAATTAATTGAAGATATTGAAAAATACAAAGATGAATATTTTTTACATGAAATTAAAAGAAAAGCGTCAAAAGATATAAATATGATAGATATAGGCGTTAGACTAAAAGAATATTTAGATACGAATATAAAAGAGTATCACATAGAAACTGTATTGATTGAAAATCAAATCGGCACAATTGCAATACGTATGAAAACAATACAAGGTATGTTATCACAATATTTTATAATGAACAATTTAACAAATATACATTTTGTATCTTCTATAAATAAACTAAAAGAATTTTCGTTAAAAAAATTAACATATACAGAGAGAAAAAAAAAATCAATTGAAATTACAAAATCTATGATAGAAAATACAAATAAGGATTGGAATGAATATTTTTTAAAACATAAAAAAAAAGACGATCTCTCGGATTCTTATTTACAATTAATATGGTTTATAAATAATGCGTCTTCTATTACTTAAAAATATATATATTAATTACAATATGCCGGAAGTAATAGAAATTTCACAAGATAATGACTTTATTAATATTGAAAATGTAAGTGAACCACCATCTGTAAACTCAGGAGGAGGTTTAGAGTTACTTATGAATGATAGAAAAAAAGAAAAATCATCTTCAGATGTAAATATTGATATAACTGATATTAATACTTTAGAAAAGGAATTAAATGATTTAACAGACGAAACTTCTAATATTAAAAAAGAAACGCAAGAAGAAGAAAAGAGTTTTTTTTCTGGTTGGAATAATCCCAAAAAAAATGAGGAAACAATCAATGAAGTGAAAGAAGAATTATTTACACAGAAAGATCCTATTTTTAATATGAAAGATAATGTAGAAGTTCCAATTGAACCAAAAAAAACACAAGAAGAAAAATTGTCTGAAAAATTTAGAATACTCCATAAATTAGAAAATTTAGAAAAGAAAGGTGTTAGATTAACTAAAAAATATTCAATGGAATCTCCATTAAATGAAATGAAAGGAGAATATGAAATGATTATGTCTGAGAAAGAAAAATCTAACAGTGTAAAATTTCAAGGCAAGATGCTTATGGCGGCAGTAACAGGAATAGAATTTTTAAATAATAAATTTGATCCATTCGATATAAATCTTGATGGTTGGTCGGAACAATTAAATGAAAATGTAGATGACTATGATGAAATTTTTGGAGAACTTCATGAAAAGTATAGTTCAAAAGCAACAATGGCACCTGAATTAAAATTGTTATTCCAGTTAGCAGGTTCTGGAATAATGGTTCATATGACAAATTCTATATTCAAATCTTCAATTCCTGGTGTGGAAGATATTATGAAACAAAATCCTGAATTAATGAAACAATTTTCGCAAGCAGCAGTAAATAGTGTGGGTAATGATAACCCTGGTTTAGGAAATTTTATGAATGATATGATGAGACCTCCAGAACCTGTAGATACAAAAGTAACAAGAAACCGTGATCCTCCAATGAATCCTTCTCGTTCCCAAGGTATTGAAATAAATGATACTCAAGAATATGTAGAAAAAAGTAGACCAGAAATGAAGGGACCATCAAATTTAGATGATATTCTTTCTGGTCTAAAAAGTAAACAAAGAAAACAAGTAAATGAAACAGAGGGAGGTGGAGGAAGTACTATCAGCATTCATGATTTAAAAGAAATGGAAAATGTAGAAATGCCAACAAAGGTAAACCGTAGAAAAAAAAGTGATAAGAATATTGTAAGTTTAGAATTATAATATGTGAAAAATATCATGTATTAATTATATATGACACAACCTTCTATTACTGATAATGATGATTTAAGAGAAAAAATTACTAATTATTTAGATGGAAATAGTGGTGGTTACCCACACATTGGAACTTGGGATGTATCAAGTGTTACCGATATGAGTTTTTTGTTTTATAACGCAACATCATTTAATCAGCCTATTGGAAGTTGGGATGTATCAAGTGTTACAAATATGTATGGTATGTTTTCTGGGGCAACAGCATTTAATCAGGATATTGGAAGTTGGGATGTATCAAAAGTTACCAATATGCGTATTTTATTTTATAATGCAACATCATTTGATCAGGATATTGGAACTTGGGATGTTTCAAGTGTTACAACTATGTATTATATGTTTTTTAACGCAACAGCATTTGAACAAAATATTAGTTGTTGGAATGTTTCTGATACTACAAATATGAATCTTATGTTTATTGGGGCAACATCAATAGAAAATAAATATGGTTTTACTTATCCAACTCCAAGTATAAGTGAGTTTAATCAAATACTCACAATTACTGATAATGTTGATTTAAGAGAAAAAATTGACGATTATTTAGATGGAAATAGTGGTGGTTACTCACATATTGGAACTTGGAATGTTTCAGTTGTTACCGATATGAGTTTTTTGTTTCAAGGCGAAGCATTTAATCAGCCTATTGGAAGTTGGGATGTATCAAGTGTTACAGATATGAATTCTATGTTTTATGGGGCAACAGCATTTAATCAGGATATTGGAAGTTGGGATGTATCAAGTGTTACAAATATGAATCTTATGTTTATTGGGGCAACAGCATTTAATCAGGATATTGGAAGTTGGGATGTATCAAGTGTTACAACTATGTTTGCTATGTTTTTGGGAGCAACAGTATTTAAAGAGGATATTGGAAGTTGGGATGTATCAAGTGTTACAAATATGAATTCTATGTTTTCTGGAGCAACAGCATTTAATCAGGATATATCTCAATGGGATGTAACAAGTGTTACAACTATGAATTCTATGTTTTCTGGAGCAACAGCATTTAATGAGCCTATTGGAAGTTGGAATGTATCAAAAGTTACAAATATGAATTCTATGTTTTCTGG